ATTAGAATACTAGAAGATAGAACTGTTAGAATCTACGAAGAAGTTAAAAAAGACCATGATTATGTTATGGCCGTTGACGTTGCTAAAGGAGTTGGTGGTGACTATTCTACATTCAATATTATTGATATTACACAGAAACCTTTCAAGCAAGTTGCCACTTATCAAAACAATAAAGTATCACCTATTCTATTTCCAGATTACATTCACAAATATGCTAAGGCATATAACAACGCTTGGGTTCTAATTGAGAACAATGACCAAGGTGGGGTTGTCTGTAATGGAATGTACTACGATTATGAGTATGAAAATCTTTATGTGCAGTCTGCGGTAAAGGCAACTGGTCTTGGTATTACAATGGACCGCAAAGTTAAAAGACTTGGCTGCTCTAACATAAAAGACCTGATTGAGGGTGGTAAACTTGAGATTGTTGATCGTAATACAATTCTTGAGATATCTACATTTGTCGCTAAAGGTCAATCGTATGAAGCCGCTGATGGAAATCACGATGATCTTATGATGAATCTAGTACTGTTTGGTTATTTTACTGGTCTATCAGCATTTGGTGATATGACTGATATTAATGTTAAGAAATTCTTATTTGAACAACAAATGAGACACATTGAAGACGATGTTGTACCATTTGGGTTTATAGATGACGGATCTGATCCTGATCCTGAACCAATAGTAGATCCAAAGAGTGGTTGGTCAGTTGATAAGGATTGGCGCGCAGAACAATGGGACACATATGTTAATTATTGATTGTTATAAATAACAGTAATTGAAAATAACCGTATCATGGTTAACTTATTATTGGAACACTGGAAAAGGAAACAGTCATGGCATTATTTACTCCTTCAGAGTCTCCGGCGATTGTCATAAAGGAAATTGATTTATCAGGCGTTGTTCCCAACGTACAATCAACTACTGGCGCAATTGTGGGTAGATTTAGTTGGGGTCCTGTAGAAGTTGCAACACAAGTCGATAATGAAGCGACTCTGGCTGCGACCTTTGGTACTCCCAACGATTCAAACGCGGTGGACTTCTTGTCTGCAGCATACTTCTTAAAATACTCAAACAATCTTCAAGTTGTTCGCGCGGCAAACAGCACTGCAACAAATGCTCGTGCTCCACGTAAAACTCAGGCAGCGCCACTTGTTAAAAATGACGCAAGTTTTGACGCATCACTAGCAACTCTTGATAGCGCTAAAAATGTGTTTATTGCACGGTATCCTGGTGCGCTTGGTAACAGCTTAAAACTGTCCATCTGTGTTCCTTCGGGGCGCGATTCGGGCAACACTTTTGTCTTAACAGATTCATCTTTCTCAGACTGGGCTTATAAATCATATTTTGATGGCTCGCCAAGTACTTCAGATTTTGCAGCTGCTAAAGTGGCTAAAAATGATGAAATTCATATTGTAGTTGTTGATGAAGATGGTTTAATTACAGGAACAAAAGGTACTGTTCTCGAAACATTCCCATTCTTGTCGGTTGGCACGAATGCTAAATTAGCAGATGGCACAACTAACTATGTTGTTGATGTTATCAACAATAGATCAAGCTATATTAAAATGGTTGGCTTTGGTACGGTTGGATCATTGTTTGATTCAGATGCTGGCACAACAATTGATAGTGGTGATAACTTCTGGAGCCCAGTTGTTTCAGATTCCGCCAAATCATTCCTATTGGATAGTGGTAATAATGGTAGTACATTAACAACTGGCAATTACCTAACAGGTAACGATCTATTTGAAGACAAAGATACAATTACTGTAGACTTCTTAATTGCCCCAGGTTTAAATACCGATTCAAACCATGTCATAGTTGTTAACGATTTGATTGGTATTGCAACAGCTCGTAAAGACTGTGTTGTTGTAGCTTCTCCTAACCGTGATGCGGTTGTTAATAACGCTGCCGCAGACATTGTTGCAGACACTACATCAACAGTGTTTGACTACACAAACAGCTCTTACTTGTTTGCTGACAACAACTACTTGAAAGTGTACGATAAGTATAATGATAAGTATCGTTATATTCCAGCAGCATCGTCAACCGCAGGTTTAATGGCAGCTACAGATGCAAACGCCGCTCCTTGGTTCTCACCAGCTGGGGCTCGCCGTGGTGCATATCTGGGTATAACTGGTCTTGCTTACACACCATCAAAAGCACAGCGCGATACTCTGTACAAAGCATCTGTTAACCCAATAGCAAATATCCCTGGTCAAGGCGTGCTACTGTTTGGTGACAAGACAGGTCTTCTACGCCCATCAGCGTTTGATAGAATTAACGTTCGTAGATTGTTCTTGGTTGTTGAGAGAGCTATTGCACTTGCTGCACGAAATGTTCTGTTTGAATTCAACGACGAGTTTACTCGTGCTGAGTTTGTTAATATTGTTGAACCGTTCCTTCGCGAAATTCAAGGTCGACGTGGTATTACAGATTTCCGCGTAGTTTGCGACGAAACAAATAACACTTCTGCGGTTGTAGATCGCAATGAGTTCATCGCCACTGTCTTCATCAAGCCAGCTCGTTCTATTAACTATGTCACTCTAAACTTTGTGGCTGTGAGAACAGGTGTGGATTTTGAAGAAGTAGCTGGCACAGTTTAATAGCGCTAAAGGAGATATACCATGGCTATTTTAGGAGTCGATGACTTCAAGTCAAAACTAAAAGGTGGCGGCGCAAGAAACAACCTGTTCAAAGCGACCATCAACTTTCCAAGATATGCTGGGGGTGATGTCGAACTGACATCATTCCTCTGCGAGGCAGCTCAGTTGCCAGGTTCAACACTAGGAATTATTGAAGTTCCTTTCCGTGGGCGCCGTCTCAAAATTGCTGGTGACCGCACATTTGAATCTTGGACCGTAACAATCATTAACGATACAGATTTCAAAATCCGTAACTCAATGGAACGCTGGATGAATGGGATGAACAATCACCAGCTTAATACTGGTTTGGTTGACCCAATCACTTATCAATCTGATCTAATTGTAGAACAACTAGATAAGAACGGTAAAGCTATAAAGAAATACTCGTTTAAGGGTGCGTTTCCAACAACTCTTTCTCCTATTGATCTTTCATACGCTGATGAAAGTCAAATTGAAAGATTTACAGTGGAGTTCCAATATCAGTATTGGACATCTGATACAACTAGTTAATTAACTGCACTAAATAATCGGAAGGGGTGGATAGCCCCTTCCTTTAATACTAGGAATTACTATGGCTGATGACGGTTTAAAGATTTTTGGATTTGAAATTCGTAGGGCAAAAACCACTGCGAATAATAAATTATTGCCATCTATCGTACCCCCTACAGATGACGATGGTGCTGGATATGTTACTGCCGCTGGTGGATACTATGGCACATATGTCGATATCAATGGTGACACTACAGTAAAAGACGATGCTGTCCTAATTAGACAATATCGTGGTGTTGCAACGCATCCTGAAGTTGATGCTGCAATCGAAGATATTACAAACGAAGCAATCGTAACAAGTTCAAATGAACAACCTGTTGCTTTGATTCTTGATAAAGTTGATGTTCCAGATAATATCAAAAAATCTATTGTAGAAGAATTTGATAATATTATTTCAATGCTTAACTTTAATGAATTAGGCCACGATATGTTCAAACGTTGGTATATTGATGGTAGAATGTATCACCATCTTGTTATTGACGAAAAAAATATAAAAGCTGGTATTCAAGAGATCCGCCCAATTGATGGTGCGAAGATTCGCAAAGTAAAGCATGTTAAAAAGAAAAAAGATCCAATAACTGGTGCTGATATTATTGAGAATATAAATGAATTCTACATTTATCAAGACAAACCCGGTGAACAGAATAGCGGAATTAAACTAAGCAACGATTCTGTAAGTTATGTTACATCTGGTCTACTTGATGAGAATAGACGTAGAGTTGTTTCGTATCTACACAAGGCTATGAAGCCAATCAACCAGCTTCGTATGATGGAAGACTCGTTGGTGATCTATCGCCTTGCCAGAGCTCCAGAACGCCGCATCTTCTATATTGATGTTGGAAACATGCCTAAAGGTAAGGCAGAAGAGTACATGAAAGGTATCATGGCTCGTTATCGTAACAAGTT